TGAAAAGTCCAGAAGGCTCCGATGCAGGAAACCGCGCACTCACTCATTTAGAGATTAAATCCCGCTTAACGAGGATCGTTAACCATGGCGTTAACTGAACAGAAGCGCCGGTACGCCGATGCGCGGCTGGCCGGTATGCCAAAGAAACAGGCCGCAATTGAGGCCGGCTGCCCAGAAAAGACAGCAGCTCAAGCCGCATCGCGCTACGAGAAAGACCCCGACGTGCAGGCTGCAATGGGGCGGTCAGTTGCTGTAGCAAAGCAGCGCAAAGACGAGCCGCAGATAGACCCAGATCCGCACATACCGGCGCAAGCTGGCGATCCGCTCGAATTCTTCCGCCTCATGATGAATGACCTAGAGGCTGAGCCGAAACTTCGCCTCGATGCTGCCAAGGCGCTGGCCGCGTTCACCGTGACGAAGCCAGGTGAGCTGGGCAAGAAAGACCAAAAAGCCGACGCCGCAAAGAAGGCATCCGCCGGCAGATTCGGACAGAGCGCCCCTCCGCGACTCGCAGTCGACAATACAAGGTGATTTGAATGGAATGGTCCACTGCCTGCCTAGACTGGGAGCAGCGGATAGTTTCCGGCCGGTCACTGGTTCCGATACCGCCGCTGTTTCCTGATGAGGCGCAAGCGGGCCTAGAGGTTATGCGTCAGCTTCGGATCGTTGACGCGCCTGGCAGCCCGACTATCGGTGAGGCGTGCGCGCCTTGGGTGTCTGATTTTGCCGGTGCCGTGTTCGGCTCCTACGATCCGGACACTGGTAGGCGCGAGATCAAGGAATTCGCGCTCGTCATTCCGAAGAAGAACTCGAAGTCGACCATCGCAGCCGCGATCATGCTGACGCTGCTGATCCGAAACTGGAGGCAGTCTGCCGAGCTGATCGTTCTGGCCCCTACTATCGAGGTGGCCCAAAACGCCTTCGCCCCGGCGCGCGACATGGTGAAGCATGACGAGGAACTGGCAGATCTGCTGCATGTACAGGAGCACATACGCACTATCACGCATCGAGGAACAGGCGCCACGCTCAAGGTCGTAGCGGCTGACTCCAATACGGTCGGCGGTAAGAAGGCCAGCTTCATTCTGGTGGACGAGATCCACCTGTTCGGCAGCAACAACAACGCCGAGAACATGCTTCGAGAGGCAACTGGCGGTCTTGCGTCACGGCCAGAGGGCTGCATCATCTATCTGACTACTCAGTCGGATAAACCGCCTGCGGGCGTGTTCCTGCAGAAACTGCAGTACGCCAGGGGGGTTCGCGACGGTCGGATTGATGACAATCGTTTCCTGCCGGTGATCTACGAATTCCCGCAGCGCATGATTGATGCAGGCGAGCATCGCAAGCCGGAAAACTTCCACATCGTGAACCCGAACCTGGGGTACTCGGTTGATCGCGAGTATCTAGAGCGCGAACTGGCCAAGGCCGAAGAGTCAGGCGAGGAGTCGCTGCGCGGCTTCCTCTCCAAATTCCTCAACGTCGAGATCGGCCTGGCGCTGCTCTCGAACCGCTGGGCCGGTGCTGAGTTCTGGGAAGCACAGACGCGAAAGGCCATTACCCTTGAATACATCCTAGAGCGCAGCGAGGTCGTGACTGTCGGAATCGACGGCGGCGGCCTGGACGACCTGCTAGGAATGGGCGTGATTGGCCGCGACCGCGACACGCGCGAATGGCTGGTTTGGTGCCGCGCCTGGGCGCATCCGTCTGTTCTGGAGCGCCGCAAGGACATTGCTGCGAACTTGCACGACTACGCACGCGCTGGCGAGCTTGTTCTGGTAAAGCGCATTGGCGACGACGTGGATGAGGTTGCTGACATCGTGGAGCAGGTCGAGGCGGCTGGCTTGCTGCATCAGGTTGGGCTTGACCCTGCCGGCATCGGAGCCATCCAGGAAGCCATCGCGGTGCGCGAGGTCGATCAAGAGAAGCTAGTAGGTGTCAGTCAAGGCTGGCGGCTCGGCGGCGCCATCAAGACAGCTGAACGCAAGTTGGCCGAAGGAGGAATGCTAGTGGCTGACCAGGCCATGATGCGCTGGTGCTGCGGTAACGCTCGCGTAGAGCCAAGAGGCAACGCGATTCTCATAACCAAGCAGGCAAGCGGATCAGCAAAGATCGACCCGCTGATGGGCCTGTTTAACGCCGTTTCGCTCATGGCCGCAAACCCGCCTGGCCAGGCAAACATCAACGACTTCCTAGACAACCTGGTGATCGCCTAATGGCAACCCTCAATGACCCCGGATTCTGGCAGCGGTTCTGGAGCCGACTCTCCGGACGCGCCCGCCTGGAAGACGGCGAGCGGGCCCTGCCTTTCGATTCACATACAACCCCATCTGGCTCCACGGTCGGCCCTGATTCATCGCTGAGGCTGTCTGCGGTGTGGGCGTGCGTGCGGCTCAGATCGCAGACGATTGCATCGCTGCCGTTGCACCTACGAGCAGAAGACAAGTCGCTTGCCAAACAGCACCCGCTCTATCGATTGCTGCATTCCTCGCCGAATGCCGACATGACGGCGAGTGAGTTCTGGGAGGCGCAGTTGGCTTCCTTGGACTTGTGGGGGAACTCGTTCGTACTTATCGAGTGGGACGGCCGGCGTGTCGTGTCGCTGACGCCGCTCAACCCTGAAAAGGTCGTGGTTGTTCGCAGCAGCTCAGGCGAGCTGACATACGAGTACACCAGGGGCGGAAAGGTTACTGTCTACCGCGAGAATGAGATCCTGCATCTGAAGGGCTTTACGCTCGACGGGATCATGGGTCTGTCACCTATCCAGTTTGCTGCCGAAACCATGGGCGGGCTGATGGATGCGAACCGAGCCGCGTCCAGGGAGTTCCAGAACGGTCTGAAGGTGGGCGGGTTCCTAAAAACAGGCGCCACGACCCTCCAAAAAGACCAGCGCGACCGGCTGCGTGACTCGCTATCTCAGTTTGGAAGGCCTGAAAACGCAGGGAAGTGGATGGTTCTGGAGGCCGGAATGGAGCCTGCCAGCGCTCAAGGCATCCGCATGAACCCAGCTGACGCGCAGCTTCTTGAGTCCCGCTACTTCGGAATCGAAGAAATCTGCCGGGCTTTCGGTGTTCCACCGCAGCTAATCGGCCATACCGACAAGGCTTCGAGCTGGGCATCCAGCCTGGAAAACACAAACCTCGGCTTCTTGACCTACTCGCTGCGCCCTGTGCTGGTGCGGATAGAGCAAGCCATTACGAAAAAACTGCTGCTCCCCGAAGAGCGTGACCAGTACCGGCCGAAGTTCGCGGTCGAGGGCTTGCTGCGCGCCGACTCCGCCGCGCGGTCGTCCTTCTATTCGCAAATGCTCCAGAACGGCGTCATGAGCCGCAACGATGTGCGCGCGCTGGAAGACCTGCCGCCGGTCGAGGGGGGTGACGCGCTGACCGTACAACTGAACCTGACCACTATCGACAAGATCGGTGCTCCGGAGGAGACCCCATGAACCACAAAACTCTGGACGTATCGTTCGAAATCAAGGCTGTCAGCGATGACGGCCTTTTTTCTGGGTACGGTTCTGTCTTCGGGAACGTCGACGGTGGCGGCGATATCGTCCACCGAGGCGCTTTCGCCAAGTCGATTCAGGAGTGGGAAGGCCGCAAGCGTATGCCGCCCGTGCTCTGGAACCACGACCGGAACGAGCCAATCGGCGTGTATACGGCCATCCGGGAGGACGAGAAAGGGCTTTACGTAGAGGGACGGCTGCTCGTTAACGATGTTCAGCGCGCTCGAGAGATTCACGCGCTGATGAAGGCTGGCGCCCTGGACGGTATGTCCATCGGTTACGGCGTCCGCGGCGCTGATCGGGACAAATCGACCGGCGTCCGCAACCTCAAGGAGCTGCGCCTGTTCGAGGTCAGCATCGTCACCTTTCCGATGAATGAGGCTGCCACCATCGACGCGGTGAAATCCGCGCTTGAGGATGGCTCGCTGCCCACTCTGCCCGAATTTGAGAGGTTCCTGCGCGAGGCAGGCTTCTCGAAAACCCAGGCCACTGCAATCGCAAGCGGCGGACTGGTCAAGTTGCTCCGGAGTGAGTCCGGCGACACCGAAGCGAAAAAAACGCTAAGCGATGCGCTGGCGATTCTTACCAAATCAGCATAAGGATTCACTCAAATGTCCGACGAAAACCAACTGGTCCAACTGACCACTGAGTTCAAAAAAGCCACCGATGAAGTCAAAAAGCTGGGTGAAGACATCACTGGCAAGATGGCACACGGCGAGAAAATCACCTCCGACCTGAAAGAGCAGGCAGATAACGCCCTGACCACGATGAACGGCTTCAAGGCCCGCATCGACGAAATGGAGCAGAAGCTGGCCCGCCGCAAGGAAGAAGGCGAGCAGCATCAGGCCAAGACCTTTGGCGAGCAGTTCGTCAACTCTCCGAGCTTCAAGAGCCTGACCGAGTCCAACTCCCAGCGTGGCCGGGCCGACATGCAGTTCAAGGCGACCATCACCCTGGCGACCACTGACGCGGCCGGATCTGCTGGCGACTTGGTGCAGAATACCCGCCTGCCGGGCATGATCATGCAGCCCGAGCGCCGCCTGACTGTGCGCGACCTCATCACCCCCGGCCGCATGGACGGCAACGTGCTGGAGTACGTGCAGGAAACCGGTTTCACCAACCGCGCCGCGCCTGTCGCCGAGGGTGCGCTGAAGCCGACCTCTGACGTTCAGTTTGAGCTGAAGAACACCAGCGCCAAAGTGATCGCTCACTGGGTCAAGGCATCCCGCCAGATCCTGTCCGACGCGCCCATGCTGGCCAGCTACATCGATGGCAAGCTGCGCTACGGCCTGGCCTATGCCGAAGAGCAGCAGCTGCTCAATGGCGACGGCACCGGTCAGAACCTGCTGGGCATCATCCCGCAGGCCACGGCTTACTCGGCGCCGATCACCTTGGCTGGTGCGACCACTATCGACACGCTGCGTCTTGCGATGCTGCAGGCAGTGCTGGCTGAGTTCCCGGCTACCGGCCACGTGCTGAACCCGATCGACTGGACTGGCATCGAGCTGACCAAGGACAGCGAAGGCCGCTACATCATCGGTCAGCCGCAGGGCGTGGCATCTCCCACCATGTGGGGACTGCCTGTCGTGACTACCCAGGCCATCGTATCCGGCAAGTTCCTGACCGGTGCGTTCAAGCTGGGTGCCCAGCTGTTCGACCGCTGGCAGGCTCGCGTTGAGGTGGCTACCGAGAACGAAGACGACTTCGTCAAGAACTTGGTAACCATCCTGGCGGAAGAGCGTCTGGCTCTGGCTGTGTACCGTCCCGAGGCATTCGTCTACGGCGACATTGCCCCGGTAGTGACTCCGTAAATCAAACGGGGCCGGCTTCGGCTGGCCCCTCTTGGAGGTGAGAGATGGCGAAAGTTACATATGACGTGAAGCGAGAGCACTATGGCGATAAAGCGTATGCGACAGGCGACACGCGAGAGCTTGATCCCAACGAGGCAAAGCGCCTCGTCGAATTAGGCGTTTTGGCAGAGCAAAAGCCCGCCAAGTCGCCAGAAACCAAGGCCGCTAAGGCCCCCTCGAACAAGGCCATGAAGGCCGCACCCGAGAACAAGTAAATGCTGATTACCGTCACCCCTGCAACGGTCGAGCCGGTCACGCTGGAAGAGGCCAAGGCCCATTTGCGCGTCGATCATGATGCGGATGACGGTCTGATCAGCTCGCTTATCACCGCCGCGCGCGAAGCGGTTGAGCTGTTCACTGGCCGCGCGCTTGCCGCAGCTACCTATCGGTGGGCTTCCGAGGATTGCGGGCCGTACTTGCTCCCGATCTGGCCGGCGTCGGTCTCACTGGTTTCGTCGGTAGTTAACGGATCTAGAATCGATGCTGAATCGTTCGAATTCGACTCTGATCGCTCGCTAGTCTCCGGCTACTTCGGGAGCGCAGTTCGGGTTGAATTCGCGACAGAGCCTGGCCCGGTGCCTGAATCTCTGAAGGCAGCTATCAAGCTGCGTATCGAAGCGCTGTATGACGCATCGCCAGATGAAAAGCAGACGCTGATTCAGGCAGCCGATGCGCTGGCTCACCCTTTCAGGATGAACATGGGCGTATGAAGACACTCTCGTATCGACTCCGCCACCGGATCACCTTTGAGCGACCCGGGCTGACGCAAGATCCGGTCAGCGGCGAGATGATTCCTGGCTGGCAAGTGTTCGCCGAGAACGTGCCGGCCTCGATCGAGCCGCTTTCCGCACGAGATTTCATCGCCGCGCAGGCGAATCAGTCGGAAATCACGGCGCGAATCGTTATCCGCTACCGCGAAGGCATCCTGCCGACGATGAGGATTTTGCACCGCGGCAAGGTTTACGGCATCCAAGGTGTGCTGGCTGATGCGGATTCTGGCTTGGAGTATTTGACGATTCCTGTCAGCGAGGGCGTTAAAGATGGCTGATACCGTCGAGTTCAGCATAACGGGCCTCGATTCGCTGCTCGGCAAGCTCGATTCGGTGAAGGATGACGTCAAGCGCAAGGGCGGACGCTACGCGCTGCGCAAGGCGGCTCAGATCATCGTCGATAAGGCCAAGCAGAACGCTGAGCGTATCGACGACTCGGAAACTGGGCGCTCAATCGCCGAAAACATCGCAATGCGCTGGAATGGCCGGCTATTCAAGCGCACTGGCGACCTCGGGTTCCGTATAGGCGTGCTGACTGGCTCGATTCGCAACATGGAGCCCGGCAACCCTGATACCGGGCCAGGCGGCGCAACTCCGCACGCCATGCTTATCGAGTTAGGCACCGAAAAAGCCCGCGCTCAGCCATACCTTCGGCCAGCAGCCGAGAACAACATCGGCGCCGTCACTGATGAGTTCGTGCGGCAGTACGAGCGTGCAATCGACCGTGCAATCAAGCGGGCTCATAAAAAGGCCGCCGCAGGAGGCTAAATGTTCCCGCCAATCTTCCAAGTCGCGGCAGCTGATCCTGGCGTAACTACGCTGCTCGGCAGCGTTCCGGTTCGGCTGTTCCCTTTTGGTGAGGCGCCTGAAAACGTCGCGCTCCCGTATGCCGTCTGGCAGCTCGTTAGCGGAGCGCCAGAGAACTACATCAACCAACGTCCAGACATGGACAGCTTCACGCTTCAGATCGACGTATACGCAGCCACAGGCGCATCGGCACGAGCCGTAGGCGCAGCTCTGCGCGATTCGATTGAGATGCGCGCCCATATCACCCGCTGGGGCGGCGAATCCAAGGATGAGGAGACGGGGCGTTACCGGCTCTCCTTCGATGTGGATTGGCTAACGCCACGCTGACCCAGCCAAACCCCAACAACCCGCCATGTGCGGGTTTTTTATTGCCCAAAAACCCGTACTGAGGAACAAACATGGCCATTCTTTCCCAAGGCTCGCAGGTCTACATGCTGGCCGAGAGCGAAACCCCCGGCACCTTCGAGGTTGTCGCGATCGCCTGCGCTACCGCATTCAACCCTGGCGGTTCGCCGGCTGACCAGATCGAGACCACCTGTCTCGAGGAAAACGATCGCTCGTATATGCCGGGTCTGCGCACTCCGGGGCAGGCGTCGCTCACCGTCAACTTCGATCCGAGCGAGCCGAGCCACGTCCGCATGTTCGAGCTGAGCCAGATGAACCCCGCTCCTACGCTGAAGTGGGCGCTGGGCTGGTCCGACGGCACCGCGGCACCGACCGTTGCTGTCGGCGGTGATGACTTCGAGCTTCCAGCGACCCGCACCTGGTTCACCTTCGAGGGTTACCTGTCTGACGTGCCGTTCGACTTCGCACAGAACAGCGTCGTTTCCAGCGCCGTGACCATTCAGCGCTCTGGCGGCGCCGCACTGATTCCGAAGGCTTAACCATGCAGCTGAGCATTGATTCCCTGAAGCAAGTGGGCGCCTTCACCGGCGCCCCGGTCGAGCGAGAAGTGAAGTGGAAGCAGGGCTCGCAAGAGTTCACCGCTACCGTGTTCGTTCGCCCGCTTTCCTACCGTTCCGCCGTCTCTGACCTGATGGCGGCCGGCCAGAAGGGTGACGCTGTTGCCGGGCGCATTGCGTCATGCATTTGCGACGCCGATGGCAAGCCGGTGTTTACGCCTGGCGACATCACAGGCGACGCCGATCCTGAGCGCGGCCCGCTGGATGGCAACCTTGCCGTTGCCCTGCTGGCTGTGATCGCCGAGGTAACCAATATGGGAAAGACGCCGAGCTGACCGAGGAGGAGGAGGTGTGGCATGAGCTGGTCCTTTGCGGGGTCGGCGGCCGCACCATCGCCGAGGCGCAGGATAGGCTCAGCTATTCGGAGTTCCTGCGCTGGGCGAAGTACCGGGCAAAGCGCGGATCGCTCAACGTCGGGATGCGAGTAGAGCGCGGCGCTGCTCAGCTGTCTGCGCTTTACGCAAACGCGCACCGCAAGCAGGGCGCAGAGGCATACCGGCTGACCGACTTCGCGCCGCACCACGATCAGCCTGTACTCACCCTAGATGAGATGAAAACTTGGGTTTAATGCTACATTCCTCCCTTTCAAAGGGGAGGAAACCCATGCGCGCCATCATCGTTCTAATCGCTGCTTTCGTGCTGTCCGCCTGCGCAAGCCATGGACGTCCGATCACTGATGCGCAGGTATCAGCAATAGAGGAGGGCGTGACGACGAAGCAGGATCTTCTTTCCAGTTTCGGTCGCCCGATAGTTACTTCAAAAAACTCGGACGGTACTGAGATCCTCGGATGGGCCTACGCCAAGGTCGGCTTTGCTGGCTCAAGCTATACCAACCAGTCATTCACCGTGACGCTGAATCCAGATGGCACGGTCCGAAGCTACACAACCAGCGCAGTAGGCGATCCACGCCGCTAGCGTACGAATCAAACAAGACCCGCTTCGGCGGGTTTTTTATTGCCCGGAGAAACTGAATGGCCAGCAAGTCACTGGGCACCCTCACTATCGACTTGATTGCCAAGACTGGCGGCTTCGTCGCTGGTATGGACAAAGCCGAGCGCAGTTCGCAGAAGTGGCGCCGGCAAGTCGAAAAGAACGCAGCTGCGGCCGGCGCTGCTATTGGTGCGGCTACAGCAGTTGCGGCCGGCGCAATGGCTGTATTGATCAAAAGCAGCATCAACAGCGCTGCCGAGATTGAAAACTTCGCCAAGCTGGCCGGCTCGTCCACTACTGAGTTTCAGAAGTTCGCGGCCGGCGCCCGCACTGTTGGCGTAGAGAGCGACAAGCTGTCTGATATCCTCAAGGATGTAAACGACAAGGTTGGCGACTTCCTTGTCACTGGCGGCGGCCCGCTCAAGGATTTCTTCGAGCAGGTTGCGCCCAAGGTCGGGGTGACAGCCGAGCAGTTCCGCAACCTGTCTGGCCCGCAAGCGCTCGGCCTGTACGTCGACACACTGGAAAAAGCCGGCGCCAACCAGCAGGAGATGACGTTCTTCCTAGAGGCGATCGCCAACGACGCCACGCTGCTTGCTCCGTTGCTGCGCAATGGCGCGAAAGAAATGCGCGGCTTGGCCGATGAGGCTGAGAGCCTCGGTCTGATTCTGTCCGAAGAAACAATCGCAGGCGCCAAGCAGTTCAACGATGACCTGGACCTGCTCGGGCGCGTAGCTGGCGGCGTAGGCCAAGAGATAGCCGCCGATCTTCTGCCTCACCTGCTTGAGCTGACGGATACCCTTCGCGATCCGAAGACGATTGAGGCTGCAAAGTCTCTGGCGTCGGGCTTGGTTACCGCCTTCAACTCGGTAATCAGCGGCGCCGAGAAAATGGTGTCGTTCATTCGCTGGGCGTCTGAAGAAGTCGCCGTAATGATGGGCGGCATCGGCCTTCAGGATATCGAGCGACTTGAAGAGGAAGCCACCCGGCTTCAGACGCTGCTCAATAAAATGGAGCAGCGTGGCGAGACGGGTTATGCCATCTACGGCAGTACCAAGGACAGCTTCGAGAAGATCCGCGCGCAGCTGGACCAGGCATACGATCTGGCCGAGCTTGCCTCTAATCTCGGCAACACTTCGCAAGCTTCGGCTCCGACTGTCAGCGAGCGAAAGACATCCGGCCTGAATATCGATCTTGGGTCTGGTGATAGAGCAAAGGAATCATCAAAAGCGGCAGCAGAGGCTGCCCGCGAGGCTGAGAAAGCACTCCGCGCGCAGCAGGCGGCAATTGATGCCGTCAACGAGGCGCAGGAGCGAAACAACCAAGAGGCGCTTGCCATCCTCGATTCGCTGATGAGCGAAGAGGAGCAGATTAAGCAGTCGTATGAGCGCCGCCGCCAGATAATCATGGATGCGACTCTGCTAACTGAGCAGGAAAAGAACGAAGCGGTCCTCGCTCTGCAGCAAGAGCACGACGAGGCCATGATCGAAGCAAATGGCTCGTACTGGGAGCGCTATCTGCTGGCGGCAGAGGAAAGCCTGAAGTCCTTCGATGAGCTATCCGGCGTGATGCTGGAGAACTTCACTGGACGTTTCGGTGACGCTTTCGAGTCAATGGTGTTTGAAGCTGAGTCACTTGGCGATGCGGTGCAAGGCCTTGCCGAAGGGATGGCGCGCTCAGTCGTAAACGCTTTGGGGCAGATGGCTGCTCAGTGGCTGGCATACCAGGCAGTTCAACTCCTTGTAGGGAAGACCACTCAGGCTTCTGCGGCTTCGACCATGACTTTCAACGCGCTGGCGTCGCAGCAGATGGCGGCGATCAACGCATTCGCGTCGACGGCCGCAATCCCGATCGTCGGCCCGTTCATGGCGCCAGGCGCTGCAGCTGCTGCCATTGCCGCCACATCTCCAATGGTTGGGGCTGTTGCCTCGTTGTCGCTGGCAGGCATGGCTCACGAAGGCATCGACGCAATCCCTGAAACCGGCACTTGGCTGCTGGAGAAGGGCGAGCGCGTCACAACCGCCGAAACCAGCGCCAAGCTCGACAAGACCCTGAGTGACATCCAGCAGGGCGGCACCGGTGCGCCGGTCGTCAATCTTTACGAAGACGCGGGCAAGGCAGGCCAGGTGACGAATCGACAGGAGAACGGGCAAAACGTCATCGACATCTTCGTGAGCAACATCATGAGCGACGGCAAAGCGCAGCAAGCGATTAGCCGGAAATTCGGAATCCAAGGGGTAGGGCAATGATCGAGTATCCGCGCGAGTATTTGCCCCTTCCGCTGCGCGAAGGCTATGCATTTCAGGCCGTAAGTCCCATGGTTCGCACGGAGATGCAGAGTGGGCGGGCTAGGCAGCGGCGCCGGTTTACATCGGTGCCAACGATGGCCTCGGTCGCTTGGATATTCGATGACGTTCAGGCGCAGCTGTTCGAGGCATGGTTCGAGGATGCACTGAAGTCTGGCTCGGAGTGGTTCGGCTGTCCGCTGAAGACCCCAGAGGGTGGCATCCAGAACTACGCCGCGCGTTTCACCGATATCTACCAAGGCCCGACTCTCGTAGGCAAAAGCCACTGGCGCTTTACTGCTGAGCTTGAGTTGCGAGAGCGCCCGATCCTTGCGCCGGGCTGGGGCAACTTCCCTGGGCTCATTGCTGGATCAAGCATCATCGACCTGGCGTTGAATCGCGAATGGCCCGAATCCCCATACCAGACGCACATGGGCGCGCTTGACTCAGGCGTCAACGAGGAGTGGCCGCAATGAGCGTGCTTGAGCAGGTGTATGCCTCGGGCGGCGACGTGATCATTCACACGCTGGAGATTACGTGCGCTGCGTGGGCTGAGCCGATCCTGCTGTGCGAGGGGTTCGAGAATCAGTCGGTGATCGACGAGAACGGGCGAGCCTTGACCTTCGAGGCGGCGGCTTTCCAGCTCGCTGAGCCAGAGCGCAGCAACCGCGGCAGCCAGACGCTCGACTTCGCTGTCGATGGAGTCATGGGCACGGCACAGCAGAAGGTCGACGCGGCGCTAGAGGCAGAGGGGCGCATCACGCTGATCTACCGCAAGTTCCTCGCCAGCAACCTGTCTGAGCCGGCCGAGCGCCCTTATCGCATGACCATACTAGGCGGCGAGATGAATGGCTCGACGGTTCAGCTGCAGGCCGGGTTCTTCGACCTGATCAACCGGCAGTGGCCGCGCGACGTTTACTCCACGACGTTCTCCCCTGGCCTGAGATACCTCTGATGCTCGAGCAATACCTATTCGCCCGTTACGTGGACGGCGGGCGAGGCGAGGTCGTGGGCGGCGTTCGGGAATTCGACTGCTGGGGCCTGGCTATGGCGATACGCGAGGAACTGCTGGGCCTGCCACCGTTACCCGATGCCGGCGTGATCAGTCGTCACCGGCTGCGCGAGTCGGCCAAAAGCTACCGGGTCTATGCCGACCTGCTACCTGACGGGCCGGCAGTGCCAGGCGCCTTGGCCGCCGTCATGAGCGGCGAGCTATGTACGCACGTCGGCGTCGTCCTTGAGCTGGACGGGATGCTGGCAGTGCTTGAGATCAACCCGAAAACCGGCTGCCGCTGGCTCCGCATCGCCGACTTCGAACGCACATACTACCGAGTGAAATACCATGCCGATCGAGATTTACGCGAGCAAGTTCGCGCCTGAGCCTGCTGAGCGCCACGAAACGAGCGAGCGCATGAGTGTCGCAGCCTGGCTGCGCGCCAACGTGCCAAGCTTCGAGGCTCGCGAAAAGGCTCCAATCAGCGCAACGATCAACGGGCAGCCGATCGATCCGGCGTCGTGGGATGACGCCGAGTTCACGCCGGCCGACACCGTGTCGATCTGCGTCGAGCCCAAGGGCAGCACACTCGAAACGATCTTCCGGCCCGGCCCGCTGGCCAAGCTGTTCGGGCTCGGCAACCCGTTTGCTCAAGTCGCCCCAACTACACCGAAGGCGCGCCCGCAAGGAAAAGACCTTTCGCTGGTGACGGCGAAAGGCAACCAGATATCGCTTAACGCCGTGATTCCTGAAATCGCTGGCGCCTTCAAGCGCTATCCTGACTACCTGCTTCCCGCGCATCGTTACTTTGGAGGGCCGCGAGAGCAATGGATTGAGATGCTCCTTTGCGTAGGCAAGGGCAAGTACGACATCCCAGCAAGCAAAATCTTGGTCGGCAATACGCCGATTATCTCGCTTGGGGCTGATGCGCAGTACCAGATATACCAGCCAGGGGCGAATGTATCAGGTGATAGCGCTGCAGTTTGGTGGCATAGCGCATCAGAAGTCGGATCTACCTCTACAGGCACTGCGGGCCTTGAACTTAAAGCTACCTATGAGGTTGACCCAGTTCCGTCTGCGAGTTCCTATCAGCTGAGCGGCTATACGATCGAGATCCCGACAGGAGCCGGGCAGTACCCTGACGGATGGGCGGCTGGGATGATCGTAAGGGTTGAGGCCAATTATCCATATACAGTGATAGATGGTGGCGCTAGCCGCGACGTGATCGAGGGGGACTTTACGCAGCTTGGTCCTTTTGTCGGGATGCAGATCGAGATAACAGGCGACAACGCCGGGCTATATCAGATCGAAACGTACGTCCCGCCAGTAGCGCCATCCACTATCGGGCAGATCACGCTGAGCTACGTAGGCGGTGGCGCGGTAACCGGGCTGAAAATCGGCACGGTATCCATGGGCATTGGCTACGCCGGGTTGCGCTACCGCATCACTGCGGCTGGCCAATACTCGATTGCGGTTGAGCGATTGACCGATACGGGCGCTTCGGATACCGCTTGGGCCGGATTTGCACCGTTACAGAGTTCAGCTGTTGTGATTTCGCTGGACGCATCGACGCAGCAGGGGGATTGGGCTGGACCGTTCTGTGCCTGTCCATCGGGGGAAACGACAAACCTGATTGAATGGGACGTGATGTTTCCTGGCGGCCTAATTCACATCGGCAGCAAGGGGCAGCTGATTGAGCGATCGGTTACGGTAGAGATCCAGTATCGAGATTTCGATGCGGCCGGGGCGTGGGCATCAACCACAAAAGTCATAAAACAGAAGACCCTTGATCAGGTTGGATTTACGTTCAGCCAATCGCTGCCAGCAATGATGCGCCCTGAGGTGCGGATGCGCCGTATCGGGGCCAAGTCGACAAACACTAACATTCAGGACAGCGTGCAATGGTACGGTCTGCGGGCAAAGCTGCAGGCGCCGACCAGCTACGAAGGCGTTACGGTAATGGCGGTGCGTTTGCGCGGCGGTGATCGGCTTGCCTCGCAATCTGAGGCGCTTGTATCGGTTGAGGCAACTCGTGTTCTGCCAGTGCGAAATGGCGGCGCTTGGGATGTGGAGACACCGACTCGCGACATCGTGCCGTGGATCATTCACGTTGCGCACTCAATCGGCTACACCGACGACGACCTGGATATGGCTGAGCTTGACCGCTTGCACGCCGTCTGGGCAGTGCGCGGCGACTATTACGACGCAGCCATCGAGACGGCCGGCACTGTTAAGCAGTCACTGCTTGAGGCGCTGCAGGCTGGTTTTGCCGACTTCACCATCGACCGCGGGCTGATTAGACCTGTGCGAGACGAGCCGCGTACGGTGATGGAGCATCCCTACACGCCGCAGAACATGACCAAGGCGCTTAAGCGGCAATTCTCGGCGCTCAAGCCTGACGACTTCGACGGCGTGGATGTGGAGTACACCGACGGGAAGACCTGGCAGAAAGAGACGGTAGAGTGTCGCTTGCCAGGCGATGCCGGTATTCGTGTCGAGAAGATGAAACTTGATGGCGTGACAGGCCGGACGCAAGCCTGGCGCATCGGGATGCGGCGTCGAATGGAACAGAAGTATCGGCGCTGGTCGTACAACTTCGGCACTGAACTGGACGCACTGAACTCGCGTTATCTCAGCTACGTTCCGCTGCAAGACGACGTGCCGGGCTACGGCCAGAGCGCACTGATGCTGAGCTACGACAACGGCATCATTGAGTCGTCCGAGCCGTTCGACTGGTCGGCTGGTGGCGCGCATGTGGTCGGTATTCGCAGGCCAGATGGCACGCTTTCCGGTCCATACGCCGCGACCCGCATCGATGACTATAGGCTGTCTATCAGTGGTCTTGACTTCGTGCCCGACACCAGCTGGAGCATCGAGCCGCCGCACCTGTTGTTCGGGCCGGTCAACCGCTGGAGCTATCCGGCGCTGATCACTTCCATCAGCCCTAGCGGAACTGACGGCGCCTCGGTCGAGGCGGTCAACTACCACCCTGCCATCTACCAATACGACAACGCCACGCCACCCGCTGACGCCTAACCACTAGCCAACACCACATACCGGACACGGCCCGCAAGGACGCCGTGCGGATTTGCACGCCTGGAGTAAACGCATGACTTTCAATACCGGCAACAACGTGCCAAGCACGGACCCGCGCGACCTGTACGACAACGCCGAGAACCTCGACAAGCTAGTCAACGGTGTTGATCCGTTCTATGCCGACCGACTGGGCAAGCTGCGCGAGTCGTGGTCCGGCATGGAGAACAGCTTCAACAATGCGCAGGAAGGCCGCGAAACCGCGTTCACGCTGAGCCAGGCCGACAAGGAAAGCCGGTTCCAGGCGTTTCTGGTGTCGTCCGGCTATGTCAGCAAGGGTGACTACGCGGCCGGCGTCGTACTGGCTGAGCGGAACGAGTATGTGGCAGTCGATGCGGCTACTACTGGCACGTCTGCCGGCCTGTATCGCCCGAACGCATCGGCAACACTACCGCTGACGCTTACCGGCGCCTGGGCAACCGATTCGGCCAATCTCGTGCTGCTTGGGGATGACGCGCTGCGGCAGGAGTTGGCGGGGCAATCTGGCGCGTCGATGATTGGCTTCGGTGCCCGAGACCTTGCGTCCAAGTTGAGCGATATCGTTCACGTCAAAGACTTCGGCGCGGTAGGGGACGGAGTAACGGACGACACTGCTGCTCTTATTGCCGCATTTTCGACTGGAAAGCTTGTGGTCTGCGACCCGGTAACGTACGCAATCAATACGGCAACTGCGCCGCTGGTGTTTTCGCAAGGCGTTAAAGTGCTGATGCGCGGCGCAAAACTGAAGGAGCTTGTCGCTAACGGCGACTACCGGATTATCATTCAGAGCGATGTCGAAATTGACGCTCTGGATATCGAGTTCGTTGGGGCAGAGGCAAGCCGAGGCGTTTCCATAACAGGCTCTCGAGTTCGAGTTGGAAGCATGCGGTTAACTGCACTTAATCGCAGTGGAGTTGCCAACATCCGACGTCGGGCGCTAAGTGTTGGAAGCGAGACAGGTCCTCGAATTAGCGATGTCTCTATAGAGAGTGTTCTTATCAGCGGATGGGATCGCGGCGCGCAATTCTTCTACGTTGACCGATTAGTCATCGGTTCATTCACGCAGCAGGGTTACGTCAACGCGGTCTGGATGAAAAGCGTTAGAGATAGCCGAATTGATGGGGGTCATGCGTTCGAGACATCGCCTAATGCTGTCGGAGCACCTGGCGAGAATGGCGTTCTTATTGAGGCAGGAGAGCATCGCGGAACGCAGAACGTAACAATCAGCAATTTTGTAGCAGATGACTCAGGTGAGCACGGCTTCAGGATTGGTGGGTCTTTTGTTGTAAAGACGGTTCATTTTGTCTCATGTACTGCCAGAAACTCAGGAGCTGCGGATGGGACAGGCATAGAGCCTGAGGATCATGGTGGATGCGGCTTCAAATGTCTTGGTCCAACAGTTGCGGCTGGCTCCCATCATCAGGACATCCATTTCATTGACTGTGTGGCCGAGGATTTAAAGTACAGCAATGATGGGAACAACTTTGCAGGGTTTAATATCGGTAAGACTATTGGCTTTTCCCTAGTCAACCCTGTAGTGCGCAGGGCATATCGGGATCAGGATGGCGACGGCTTTGTTCAGAAGCAATATAGTTGCTACAACGGCATTGAGATCATCGGCTCTTTTAATGGGCAAATCACAAACCCGTTTATTGAAAGGCCGTATGCCAATGGAATCTATTTTTACGATTCTGATGACACAGCATCGGTTACATGGGGCGATCAGCTTGGATTTATCACTTTAACAGGCGGTCGGATCGACTCTCCTCGTCTTAATGGAATCCGTGTCGAAGCAATAAATCGAACCGTGCGCAGAATCTCTATCCAGGGCTTCCTTGAGATTGAGGGTGGCGAGCGCGCATTGAATGTCTCTGTTTCCGGGTCGGCTCAGATGCTTCTGTGTTATGCAAATATTCGAGCATTTAGCCAGACCGTTGCTACAGCTGTAGGGACAGATCAGTGGCTTCTTACTATGGCAGGCGCGTTGCTGGGGGCAGTTCCTTGTCAGAACGGCTCAACTTTTCAAAGTACCGGCGCTGGATCATTGGTTGTTCGCAAGGGTGGCGCCTGGGTGACGCTGTAACAGATCAAAAAGCTCAGAGCCCCGCCAGTCGGGGCTTTTTTCTGCCTGGAAGAAAATCATGACCCTCTCTGAACTACGGGAGCGAGCCATAGCGCCCGCTCTCGCGCTGCTGCCTGCGCGCATGTCGAGCCGAGAGGCCGAAATCATGTTGCTGGCTATCACGCAGCAGGAAGATCCCGAGCAGCGGCGCCGTCAGTGGCCGACCGGGCCGGCCCGCGGGCTGTACCAATTCGAGCAGGGCGGCGGCGTGCGTGGCGTGCTGAATCATCCGTCGAGCCGTGAACATGCCCGGCGCGTATGTGCTGCGCGTGGCGTTGCGCCGGAGCCTGCCGCTGTGTGGGCCGCGCTCGAGCGTGACGATGTGCTGGCCTCGGCCTTCGCGCGCCTGCTGCTCTGGACTGATCCGAAGCCGCTGCCTGGCGAGCATGATGCGGCTGGCGGCTGGGATCTATACGCTCGAACTTGGCGCCCCGGAAAACCACACCCCGAACGCTGGCCGGCACGATTCGCCGCGGCTGTGCGTGAGGTGATGCGATGATCGCCCTGCTCAAACAGTACAAGCTGATCGCCGCAGGAGCCGCTGTGCTTGCGCTGATGGCGCTTTCTGCTGCCGGTGCGTGGCAGTGGCAGGGGAACGCATACGGCAAGCGTCTGGCTGATCAGGCGACGGCTCACGAGACATTCCTGCGCCAAGTTGCCGAGGCCAATGCTGCGGTGATCCTCAAGCAGCAGGCAGAGCGGCAGGATCTTGAAGGCCGCCTGGCCGCAAACGACCAACAACGATACGGAGAGCTGCGCCATGCACAGCAAGAAATTGATCGGCTGTCTGCTGCTGTGGCTGATGGCTCTCGCCGGCTGTCAGTCCGCGCCAGTTGTCCAGCCTCAGCAGGTAGTGTGTCCGCCGCCACCGGCACCGGCCGCGTGGATGATGGAAGCCAGCGAGCCGACATTCACGAAGAAGATGCTCGACGTATTGTCGCCATCACCGGAGACGCCGACGCCTGCGCCGTGAAACTGACCGCGCTGCAGGAGTGGGCGAGGGAAGTAACGAAGGGGAATTGAGATTTCCCGGACGGGCTGAGATGGATAGCAAAAAAGGTTGCTGAAATGTTGCTGAAACCGACCGTAACCCAGCGTAATTTTCAGCGACTTTCAACAACCTTTTCCGCTAGAGGCCCCGTATTCTGGGGCTTGTTTGGTGGAGCCGGGGGGATTTGAACCCCCGGTCATGCCGCGGACTTGCTGGGCTGTAGCGCTTTGGTTGCTGAAATGTTGCTGAGTCAGCGTTTTTTTCCAATCTCTGCTGCTGCCCTGACTATGGCTCTGCGCGCAGCTGCATATGGGTCTGGCTTGGCCGGCTCGCTGCAGTTTCCCATAGTGCAAGCGTAGATTGTTGAGTCTGTGACTTCGAGGTTCATTCCAAGCTTCACCGCCAGCCGCAGCGCGTCGCCATCGTCGGTTAGCGGAACCCATACGAGGCGCTGTCCTGCCGGCGTCGGTGGGTTGTCGGTATTAAATGGCTTCGCATGCACAAAGCATTGCCAAACCTCATGCCAGCGAACGTTGTACCCAGCAGCCTTAGCCGCCAACTCCAGCAATTCACGATCCTGCATTGGAATCCTCCATAGGGATTTGAACCGGCGTCCCGAACAGCTCTGCCGCCTTGCTGCCGGACGTGTCGCCATCGTTCGGAATGTATCGGCCATAGACGCGGGCGATCATCACCCAGCTACTGTGGCCCATCTGTTTTGCTACCCACATCGGATGCTCACCGGCAGAAAGCATCATTGATGCGTAAGTGTGTCGGGTCTGGTACGGGTTCCGGTAGCGCACCTTCGCCTTGCGGATGGTCGGAATCCAGAAAGATTTCCGGATAGCCTGGTCGCCGTCGAACGGTTTCCCGTAGCGCGGATCATGAAAGACCGGCCCGCCTACTATATAGGTGTGCGCCTTCTGATCTTCGAGCGCGGCCAATGCCATCGGCAACAGCTTCACATCTCGCAACCCCGCCGCCGTCTTCGGCAACTCCGCTTCCTTGGCCGCCTTGGTCAGTCCTCGCGATATGCGCGCCTCCCCCCGCAGCCAATCAATATCCCCCCATTCAAGCGCCACAAGTTCCGACGTGCGAAGCCCGGTCCAGAATGCGAACTGCAACAGGTTCCGGTATTGCCCGGTTGCTGCCGCCAGGATCGCCGCCTGTTCCTCTTTCGTGAACGGGTCTATCTCGTCTTCCGCCTTGGGCTTGCCCTTTACTGAGTAGGTCCAGCCGGCCAGCGGGTTCGCTTCGATCAGCTCATCATCTACCGCATCATTCAACGCCGACCGCAGGCAGCTTTGCACGTTGGCCAGCCGCTTGTTCGAGGCATCCATCTTGACCAACTCATCCCGCACCATTTTCCGCGTGAGCGTCACCAGCGGCGCATGGCCAAGCCTCGGCACCAATACGCCATTGATGATCTTGCGGTAGCCGTCCAGGGTCGACGCCTTCAGATGCGCCTCCTTTCGGGCTAGCCATTTTTCGAGATAGTCGGAGAGGGGAATCAACCCGGTCTGGTGACCCAGCTTTAAAGCGCGCTTTGACTTGGGGAAAGTCGCTGCGTAGTCGAAGGTGCCGTTGTAGATGGCGAGCTCTATCGCTGCCTTGTGCTTCTCGGCACGCTTCAGGTTAGCGGGGGTGGGCTCAAGTGGGAGACGCTCGCGACACTGCGTCCCTTCGTACATGAAACTGATTTCAATGCTGGAGGCCGACGCGCGACGGACCCCGCTCCGCTTTCCACCCATGACTCATACCCTTCCACGCAGATCAGCACCCGGTTGTCGGGTGCCTTAATCCAGACCTCGCCAAGCCGCCAGATGCCGTCCTGGATCTTCGTTCTGATTGCGCGCTCAGTGTAGCCGCTCTCCTCTGAGAATTTCTTGATGGTCTGATATCGGGCCATCTCTCACCTCCTCACCGTTACGCCGGCTGCTTCGATGGCGGCACGGCATTCTTCAAGGCAGTCGTTCCAGCCTTCATCTCGCGCATCGTCGTCGAGGTATGTTGTGCGGCCTTCGCGCGGCTCCGGCAGTTCAATGTCCACGTCCTCGCGCCCCTTCTGGTAGAACGCCACCGCCACGTTGCAGAACTGCTGCTTAAAATCCGCGAACTGCTCGCGGTGAGGCTGGCGGTCCCACCACGCCTCGAACTCTGCTATCGCCTTGTCTGTGTGCATGTCTATCTCCTGCTGCGTGTGGGGTTTCGTTGTGATGCCCATATCACGCCTCCTTCGCAGCCATGGCGGCCCGCAGCGAGTTTTCGGCGTCACGGCACAGCTTGATTCTGCGGTTGATACCGACCCCGGATTCGTTTTGCTCTGCGTCAAGCCAAGCAATTGCCTTTACTGCCGCATCCCGCAGCCTATCCCGCTCGGCGGTCACGGCTGATAGGGCGGCGAGGTGGGCAGACTGGAAAACCAGCGGCTCGCGGTGACTGTAGAAGCGCGGGCCGCCTGTTGCCTCGAAATCGGCAGCCGACATGAAAACGGTTTTCTCTGGCGTCTCGCCTACCCGAATCCACGTTACGGCATAGCCAACCACCTCGACCCCTTCCTCCTCTGCGGGCTGGGCGAGGATGGCGCGTATCTCCTTGTGCTGGTAGGCAATGACCGCGTAGTCCGCCATGTTGGTGTTGACGATCCGCTCCAGCAGCTCCCGATCAACCAATACCTTTCTCATTCCTTCATCCCTGCGCCCTGTGGCGCGTCTGCTTGTTCGTTGTGCGCCTAGCAACCGGCAGCCTTACTCCTGGCCGGCGATTCTTCAGTGCGCTGTAGATGGATCGCTCGCTGTAGCCAAGGATCGAGCACGCCTCGGAAGACATGGCGCCGCCAAGCCGAAGCGCGCAGTAGTCGTCCAGCACCTTATCGGTGATCTTGATCTGTGGCCGGCCTCGGTGCGGAAAAGCACGAGACGGCGGCCATGGGCATTCCAGCCCGCGCCGGGCCAGCCACTTGCGCAGGTCGCTCGACGTTGCGTAGCCGATCTGGTGCGCGGCCTGCTCGATGCTGATGCCGAGCGCGTGCAATCGAATGGCTGCCTTGCCTACCGTCTCCCTGGTGTCGGCGAAGTAGTCGTCAGAGATAGTCATACTGCCTCCAGCGCCTTAGCCGGGTAAATCTGCACGCTGTTGCGATGCGCGCTGCTCTCGACTGCGTAGCCTTCCTTGGTCTGCTCGGTCGAGTACCAGCCAACAACGCGGCCTTCCCACTCGCTGCCGGTGGACTTCTTCACGAGGTCGCCCATGCGGAACTTGCCTTGCGGGGCGTTCTGCGCGGGGCGGGTTCGCTGCCATGCCGCGCCAGCTTGGAAGTATTCCCAAGCCTTGCGAGCGGCAAAGTCGATATAGTCGCCATCTTCGAGGCCGCGACGCTCAGCTTCCGCGCCAAGCGCGCGCAGATTGCCGAAGTTGTCATCTGCGGCCGAAGCCTCGAACGCCTCCCGCTCATCCTGCGCCGTGTCTTGCCCTACTGCCGCCTGCCCATCCCTGAACCCCTGCGCTGCGGCTGTGGCCATTTCGACGGCGGTGAAGGTGTCGGTGGGCTCAGGCTGCTGGGATAGCGTGTTTCGAACGCGGGCGATTACCAAGCCTGGGGCGGGATGCTGGCCCTCGAAAACATCATTCACGTCACGCAGCAATACGAGCAGGTTCTCCACCTCCGCCTTCGCAGCCACCAGCTCAGCGCCGAGGTTCGTCAGTTCTTTCAGTTCGCTCTGTGTCATGTCCTTTGTCCTGTGTTGGTGGGAGGCAGCGGAAACAGCCGCATTGGCCGATCCGCTTGCCGTCCGTGCGTTCATGCGATGGCGAACAGATCGTGCTGCGCCGCCAGGCTGTCGATGTTCTTTACGGCCTGATCGAAGTAGCTCTTTTTCAGCTCGACACCGATTGCCTTGCGGCCCATTTCCACGGCGCAGAATGCCTCGCTGCCGATTCCGAGGAATGGGGTCAGTACTACGTCGCCGACCTTCGTCCAAAGGCGAATGCCGCGCCGGATGACTTCGAGCTGGAGCGGGCATATGTGGCGTTCGTCGTCGTGCTCGCGGGCGCTTCGAAACTGAAGCGTGTCGTTCGGGTTGATATCCATCCACACCGGACTAGCGAGGCGCTGCCACTCGTCAACCGGCAGATCGTCGTGCGCCACCTTGTCCATCACCTCGCCGGGCTTGCGCATGGTCACGAGGTAGTCCGCGATCCCTTGCCGGCTCATGGTTGCGTTGCTGCGGATTGTCTTGTGCAGCAGACCCAGCGCCTTAGTTCGCTGCATAGCGGTTACAGGGTCTTTCCAGATACAGACCTCGCTGGCGTAGATGAAGCCGTGTTTCTGAAAGGCCTTGATCAGGTCGCCGCGGAAGTCTTTCAGTCCGATATAGCCGTCGCGTTCCTTGCTAGTCGGCAGCTGCATGCAGTGGAAGCTGACGTTGTGGCCTGGCTTGATGACTCGGGCAAGCTCCCTCACCAGATGATCGAAGTGCTCGAAGAACTCCGCGTCCGTGCGGCTGTTGCCCATGTCGCGCGGGCTGTTGCTGTACGTGTACAGGCTGGAAAACGGCGGGCTAAAAATCGAATAGTCCACGCTGTTCTCCGGCAGGCCGGCGATTACCTCGACGCAATCCCCGTTGAAAAGCGTGCTGTCTGGGCGGTCAACTTGGCTGATGCAGTTCATGCGGCTTCACTCCTGAGCCACGCAGGCGCCTTCACCTTGCGCGCGGCGATGTAGTCATTGGTCTGTCGTTTGGTGCCGCAGATGGCGGCGCGGACGGCCTCAGCCGTCTCGGCGGCGAGCGCTTCGCCCATTGCGATAGCGTCGTATTGCTTGCGGCGCAGATTGGCGAGCACGGCGCCCTCCAGCTGGCTGCTGAACAGGTGGACCTGCACCTCGCGCTTTTGGCCGAAGCGATAGCAGCGTCGGACGGCCTGGTAGTAGGCCTCAAAGGAATCGGACACGCCGACGAATGCCATGCGGGCGCAGTGTTGCCAGTTGAGCCCCCATCCGCAGATAGACGGCTTACTGACTAGAACCCTGATCTTCCCAGCCGCGAAGTCGGCGAGGCGCTGTTCTTTCTGGTCCGCCGTATGCGATCCAGCAATCTCGACCGCACCAGGGATCATCTTCACGAGCATTTCCGTCTCGGCGTTGTACTCGCCCCACACAATCCAGAACTCGTCGTCTGCGTTGATCAGGTCAGCGCAAGCCTGCACGCGGGCCTCCATGCTTTCCTTTCTGGCCGCGCGGCGCTCCATCAGGCTGCTTGCCTCCAGCGCGAACAGCATCCCGTCCTCGATCAGGTTGCCGTCATCCACCTCCACCAGATGCTCAGTTTCGTGCAGCGGCGGCAGGCGATAGGCGCTGTCGTCGTAGCCAAGATCAGATGGCTTGCGGACACATGCGCCCCACTGGCTTACCCAGCGCCAGAACATGTGCCGTGCATGGCCTTTGAGGCGCCATGTCTGCGTCTCGCCGCCATCGTGGACGAAGAACTCGGCGAGCATTTCCGAGCGGGTGCAGACGCCAAGGAACTCAGCGTGCGTGCCTAGCTCTGTCCAGTCATTCGGTGCCGGCGTTGCTGTCGCGCAGAGCCGATACGGCGTGCTGCCGAACGCCTGCACGAGCTGATCGAACGTCCTGGCGGTGTGATGCTTGATGACCGACGACTCGTCGAGCACGACCCCGACAAAGCGCGAGCAGTCAAACTTGTGGATGCGGTCGTAGTTCACGATATTGATGCCGGGTCGAACGTCCTCCGGCTCGCGGCAGTGGGTAATCTGCACCCCGATGCTCTTGCCCTCGGCGACTGTCTGCGCGGCAACCGCGAGCGGCGCAAGGATCATCACATCGCCGCCCGTGCGGCGCGCTACTTCGTCAGCCCAAGCAACCTGCATGCGGCTCTTGCCAAGCCCGGTGTCTGCAAAGATCGCAGAACGGCCACGGCGCAATGCCCAAGCAACCAGATCGCGCTGCATATCGAACAGCGAATCCGGCAGGGTAAACGGCTCGGCGAGGCCAGACGGCGCGAGCGTTTCCAGCTTGCGCGATACGAATTCCTGATAGCTCATGCCTACCTCCAGGCAATACGCCGCCTGGCCGCGATTGCAGCCGGTGGCAAAGTGGTTGGGTTATGCGGCTTTGCGCTTCCAGTGATCGCGGCCGCCTTTTGGCTTGATCAGGCCGACCGGCTGAGTCAGGGCGCGCTCTACGCTCCACCCCATCTTGTCGAGCCGGTGAATGATCGTGGTGTGGTTGATTCCGGTGCGTCGCTCCCATTCCCGCAGGTGGAGCGTCTGCCCATTGAAGGTAAGCATTCGCATGTTTGGTTGGATGACCATGGCGGGCTTCGGCAGCCTGTCAGGGCGCTGCACGCCTCGCTCGAATTCAATCCCTACGCGCTCGCAGTGGCGGCGAAGCGTATGGGGGCTGATGCCGATGATCTGCGCGGTTGAGTTGACGCTGTGCCCTGCATCCTTGAATCCCTGAATCAGGCTGTTCAGCGACTGGCCGAACTCGGCGGAGACTCTTGCTCTCCAGTTCTGGCTCATGCTGCCTTCCTTCGAGCCTGCGCCCGCGCTACAGCCTTCGCGTAAAGGCACGGCCGGCAGTAGCACTGCCAGACGCCAGTCGTCTTGATGAACTGGAAGTGATCATCGTCCAGCGGCTTCCACTCATTGCAGCCGCCGCAGAGCTTTTCTTGGACGCCGTTGGTCTCGCGCCGGACGAGCCGGCCTTTCAATGTCCTGCTCATGCCGCCACCGTGCGCGCCTTTCTGGTAGCCACGGCCTTGGCTCGCGCCGCTTGCTTCTTCTCCGGGCAGGTGATGCGGTAGGGAATGAGTTTTTCCTCTACGCGGATCGGCTGGGTTTCCACTGGTCCCTTGGCAGCTTCAAACGCTGCCATCTTCTGCGCGATTTCCTGGCGCGCAGCCTCGTGCGCGGCCGGCGTGTGCACGCGGTCGTACTTGAATTCTTGCATTGGGATGTACCGGGAGGAGGGCGCGCGGGGCGCCCGGGGTGGATCAGTAGTTGATGCCGTAGTCGTCGTAGTCCGGCATGGAGTTGTCCGCCTGACGTTGCGTCTGCTGCGGGCGCTGGGCTTGTTGCTGGCGTGGCTGCGACTGCTGGCTATCCGGCTTGCCGCCGAGCAGCTGCAGGGTGCCGTTCATGTCCACCACAATCTCTGTGGTGTAGCGCTTCACGCCGTCCTTTTCCCATTCCCGCGTCTGCAGGCGACCCTCGATGTAGCACTGCGAGCCCTTGCGCAGATACTCGCCAGCGATCTCGGCGACCTTGCCGAAGAAGACGATGCGCGACCACTCGGTACGCTCCTGCAGCTGGCCGGTCTGTTTGTCCTTCCAACTGTCGGTAGTTGCCAGGGTGATGTTCGTCACCGCGTTGCCATTGGGCATAAACCTTGTCTCAGGATCGCCGCCGACGTTTCCGAGAAGGGTGACTCTGTTTACTCCGCGCGCCATTGTGGGGCTCCTTGGTTGTTGGGTTAGGCAGCGATGCCCATGACCCGATTCATCCGCTCTTCGAGCAGTTCGTAAAAGGTGGAAACGCGCTCGCTGATCTTGCGAATCAGCGCCTCGTCGCGGTAGGCGCGTTTGACGAAGAGGGGCATGCCGGGCCAGTAGGACACGAAGTCGATCCATTCCCGATCAGATACCCATAGGCCGCCCTGGCACTGCGCGACGTGCTCCTTCGGAATATCGCCGGCGAGGATCACGCCGACCTGAAACTTCGGCAGCTTGGTCTTGATCTCGGTGAGGCCGTCCGGGCCTACCAGGGAGTCCGGTGAATAGCCGATGCCGTGATTCAGGATGATGGCCACCTGCTCCGTAGCGACCTCTTCACGCGACTCGTACAGGCTGCGGGCCACGGCTTCCAGCTCATGCCCTCGCTCGGTGTGGCGGTTGCCGCCGAACGAGTCAGCAGCCTCCCCGGTAATGCGCTCGCCGATCAGCGTATCCATGTAGGTGAAGGCAGCCGCACCGAAGCCTTCTTGCCCTTTGCCGTTGACCAGCAGGCAGTCCAGTTCGGAGCAGGTAACGATCCCCAGGCGCAGGGCCAGCCAATCGGCCGACCCCTGCTCGACTTCACGGATTATCTGCATTGCCAGACTCCTTGGCCTTGTTGGCCGACTTGGTTAGCGCTGCCAGCACCTTGTCGAACTCAGCCTTGGCCACGCTCTCCGGCGTGCCGTGCATGCCTTCGAATGCTGTCTTGGCCTTGTCGCTGCACTTCTCCAGCAACGCGCGCAGCTTTGCCGCCTGCGGCGCGGTCACTGTTGCCGTTGGCGCCGCTGCATAGCCGTCGTCGTCTTCGCCGCGGGTCGTGATGTTCAGCATGGCGCACATCACATAGCGCTTGCCGTAGCTGACCGACGAGGCAACCGCCTGGACGGCGTTCTTGCTGCCGCTGGTATCGCTCGGTAGCAGCATCGTGGTCTGCTCCCGGTGGCCGGCGCGGTGCATCAGGATTCCGGTGACGTTGATTCCGCCCTGGTGATGCTCGACCTTGAAGGAGATCGCGAAGCCGTAGCGCTGCATAATCGGCTTCATCACGTCGTTGATGTCCTCGAGCGTGGCGTAGCGGATGGAGCCGTGCCCCTTGCCGCGCTCGGCAATGCTCGGAATCTCGCACTGCATCTCTGCCATAGCCGCGCTGAACTCGGCTTCGGCGTTCCGCGCCTGCATCCGCTCGTGCATGGCCATCAGGCGCTCCATCTTCTCGATGTCGCACTGCGGGTCTGCGGCGGCGCGCTGGATGACCTGAAGTATGGTTGTCGATTCCGTCGCCTGGACGATTGCGGCTGACTCCTGCCGCTGGGCAATTGCTGTGTTCATGCTCGTGCTCCGAAAAGGTTGTAGATCGCCGCCTCGCCAGCCAGGCCGATCAGCAGCACGCCAGCCAGCACGCCGAAGCCTGAAAGGGTCCAACACGCCGCTGCGAATGAGTGGCCTGTGGGGGTGTCGTCGTAGTCGATGGTTTCGGTTCTCATAGCGGCGCCCCGTTGGTGATTCGATCTGCAAGGCCGTGAGCGAGAGCCCAGCCGGTGAGTAGTGCAAGGGTCACTGCGAATCCCCGCCACCATGCGTAGCGCAGGGATCGTTGGCGTTGGCTAGCCATCACACACCCCCCAATAGCGCCACGTAGGCGAGAGTTCCGATAAGCGATCCGGCTACGGTTATGCCTAGGGCGCCGGCCAGCTCCTTGAGGACGTAGGCGTTCATGGCTGGGCTCCTTGCAGGGCGGCGTCAACGAACCGGTCTAGTTCTTTCCCGCCGTTGTGCATCGCTGCGTTCAATTGCTGCTGACCCACTGATCGAAGCCACCGATACCGCTCGGCATCCTTCTGCGCTGCATCCCGCTCAGCGAGAAGGGCGTCATAGGCATCAGCAAGGACAACCGCAGGGCCGTGCGGCTTGTAGTCGATCTTGTTGCCTTCCTCTGAAAGCATCTTCACCACGTTGAAACGATGCACTTCCTTGCTCATTCCGCCTCCTCGGCAATCAGCCGATCCCAGTGCTTTCTGTATTCCAGAGCGTGAATGTCCGGAACCGAAACCGTGTGTTTTCGCTTCCAGCGAATCAGCCCCCAGCAAATCAGGTAGGTGCAATCAACGATGTACGGCTCGCTGTCCGAGCTCAGGCAGGAAAGCCCGAACTGGCGGCGATAGCCGGTGACTTTGCGTTGAATGAATTTGCTCATGCCGCCTCCCGCTTGCTCTGTTCGATCTGCTCTGCCTTGTTGCGCAACTGCGCCGCGTGGTGTTCGATGAATGCCGCCTGCTGCTTGTCGATGCTCCAGACGATTTCGTTCAGGGCTTCGTCTAGCCATTCGTTCGAGTAGCCAATGCGGCTGCGTAGCGCGTCCCACTTTCCGGAGCAGATGGACAGGATCAGCGCCTTGGCCAGAGCGGCCGGCACCTCTAGCTTGTCCTCGCAGAACTCGGCGTAGGCCTGCATGGTTGGTTCGTGGAGGCTGTCGAGCGCGGCCAGTACCTGCTCTGCCTCGGAAACGCTGTCATCCGGGCACGGCTGTTCGCGGCGCCCTATGGGTCCGTAGTGCTTCATGGTGGATACCTCGGTTGCCCGGATGGGCGATGGAATGGGTGATGCAGTGGCCGGCGCTGATCTCCGGCTTAGTCTGTTAATCCAGCTTTCGGACTGGAACCGATACGTTCGCCGCCTCACTACGGTGCAGGGGCTTCACCTGCATTCGGGCGCATCAGCCTGCGCATTCACTGCATCGGAGGTCGGCCTGGACGCGGAGCTTTCACCGCGATCTGCCAATTGCCGGCCGGGCTGTCGAGCAAGCCGACCTCCGATGCAGGCTCGTTACGTGAGCCATTCGGCCGTCTCAACGGGGTGTAGTGGAGTCCCGCCAACGGCTGCCGGTGTTTTTCAGCAATCGGGGCACTTGCCGGCTTATCCCCGTCGCGGATATCCCGAAGGTCCGCCGCGCGCGGATGTGATTCATGGCGCTACCAGCACCGGGCGCCCTCGGTTATTACAGGCCCGTTAGGGTCTGGCCTGGCTGGCTCAGGGTTTATGGCACCACCACTCCCACGCATACAGCGCAGCTAGTACGCAGATGAGGAGGAGGGTTTGGGGTTGGGTTAGCATGGGGTTCCGCGGGCCTTGGCGAGGACGGCGCGGGCTGCTTCGACTTTATCGTCGTGGTCGCCGCCTTGATTGCCCGGGTCGCAGTAGGCGATCAGCAGAGCATCAAGCGCCTCCAGCAGATCAGGCGCTGCAGCTATCAGGCGGGCGTTCTCAAAACCCTGTCCGCCATGGCGCTCCCACACTTCGCAGATTCCCGAGTGACCATGCGTCTCACCAACTGAAAGCTGGTCGCGGTAGGTAGCCCAAGGCCCCGGCGTATGTCCGTTGCTCATCTCATCCTCCTATGTGCTGATGGGTGCTTAGCGAAGGTGCATTCCGAGCATTCCGCGATCCATGATTGGCAACTCGCCAGAGCTGTTCATGATCCGCCGCAACTCCTTCACGCCACCCGCTATGCCGGTAACCGCTGCTACCGTCCCCAGCTGGCCTTTCTTATCCGCATTTCGAAGCGCGTCGCGGATCTGGTCATCGATCTTCGGGTCAGTGATGTTCATCACTCTCTCCATTCTGTTAATCCCCGCTGCAGCCTGTAGCCAAGCTGCGGGGGTGGGGTTAGGCGATGCCGCCGTGCTTGTTGATCTCGGCGACTACGAGCTCAATCGGCGTGTACGGATAAACCGTGTCAGTCAGCCTTTCGCTGTCCTCGGCATACGATGCAAACTCAGTCGGCGCTTCGGATGGAAAGCCAACCTCGACTTCGTACCAGTCGGCGATGTTGGTTCGCGGCGAGCAGTAGGCGCCGTGTGTTGCCTGCACCGACAGTGAGAAGCCGTCAGCGCAAGTGATGCGGGGCGCTAGTGGCCAGCGAATGTCCTGGCGCACCTCATAATCGTCTTGGTCGCGCGCATCCATCAGGTACTTGCGCAGCATCTCTACCGTCATCTCTTTCATGTCAGATTCCTTGTTCGGTTAATCCATCAAGCCGCCAACTGCGCCTCATCCAGTCGCTGAGCGGCGTATGTGCCTCCGGTTGTCTTCCCGCTGGCCACTCTTGCGAATGGCCAGAAGTGAATGTTCCGTTTGAACTACCAAGGATTCCTTGACAGTTCGTTCTCCGTTGCGCGCTATGCCGAGTCGTCTCAGTGCACGACTGGCTTTTGCGCGTCGCTAACGTCTTTGGCCATATCATCCAGTGCTTCGCGCAGAAGATCGGCCGCGTATTCCTCTATGCTCATGCCCGCAGCCTCAGCTTGAATTTCGAGCTCTATCTGCACTTCTTCGGGGAAGTCCGAGATCCTGATTTTCGTCATGCTGTAAGCCCTGCCTCATCCAGTCGCTGAATCCTCACCACCGTCTGCGCCCTGGGAGCATCTGGCCGGCGCACTGGCTGAATCTGGTGGACGTTGCCGGCGCCGATCAGAAGGGCCAGCATCAGCGGGGCGATGATTCCCCGGCGCATGGCTTCCAGGCAGAGCCCGCGCGTCGTCCGCTGCATACCCAGCTTGAAACGGGCGTCATCCAGCTGCTGCTTTACGGTCGAAGGGGCACAGCCCATCAGCCGCGCTATCTCCTTTGCCGTCTTGTCCGCTGCGGCCCAGAGGGTTGCTTCGAGCTGGCGAGGGGCGAGGCCTTGCCCCAGGCGTCCCTGCCAGCCGTTGATTTCGATGGTTTCCATGTGGGTGTCTCGCGTTCGGTTGTCATCCCAAGCAGCCCTCGCTGGAAGGCTGCTCAGTGATGATTTCCTCTCGCTACGCCGTCCGGGTCATCCTCTCGGTTCGGTCATCACCTCGTCAGGCTCGGCCCCTCTGCGGCCTACCTCTGAACGCCGGTCGCCTTCTGGCGTAGCGGTTTGTTCATCCTGACTTTCTGTCGCCCCACAGGATGTGGCCGGGGCTGTCTCACCGCTTTGGCGGCTAACTGTTCATGGCGCGAATTGTGTAAAGAGCGGCGGAGGCTTTCGCTTCCTGTCGGTGCGCTGTGTGTTGCGCTTCGATGGGTGAACATTAGCAGCGCTACTAATTAACGTCAACAGCAGTGCTACTAATTTTTATCGAGACCACAAAAAACCCGCTCAGAGGCGGGCATCGTCATGGGTTATTGAGGGGCAGCAGCCAGAACGGCCGGGGAGGGGAAACAAAAGCCCCGCTAGGTGCGGGGCTTTGTTACTGCTGCGACTGGCGGCACGATGGCGCCGCTCAAAACAGCTCCACCTTCGAAAACACAACGCCGACGATGTGGCAGCTGCCGTTGATGGGCATCATCCGTTCAGGCCATGCGGGGTTGAGCGCCTTCAGATAGCGTTTCTCGTCCTCGATAACGAGCTGCTTGAACGTGGCCTCTTGGCTATCGGTTAGCTTGGCAATCACTAGCGAGCCATTTTCGTGTTGCCGATCTGGGTCCACATAAACGATGTCGCCCTCTCGAAAGGACCGGCGACCATGCGGGTCGTACATGGATTCGCCGCGGACCCGCAGAGCGAATGCTCGCGATCCATGATTGGCCGGGCAGGGCAGCCAATCCTCTGCGTCGCCTACTGCATACAAATCGACAACCTCACTCCATGAGCCGGCCTGTACCCAAGAAATCAACGGGATCAGGCCCTTCGTGTCGGGGCCGGGCTCAATGTTGCTTGCCTCTTCCGCCGGCTGGCTGCCGCGCGCCAGTTCACTGGCAAGACGCGGGCTAACCTCTTCAGGGGTGAATCGCAGTTCGGCCGCAAACTTGAGCAACGCCTCAAGGTTGAGCGGCACCTTTCCATTCAAATACTGATTGACTGCGCTCTGGCCGGATCGCCAGCCAATCGAATTCCCCAGGGTCTCTTGCGTCATCCGAGCGCCCTGGTCTCTCGCCTCTTTCTGGCGCTTTTCAAAAATAGCTTTCAGCCGAGCGCATTCCGCCCGTTCTTCTGAAGTCAGTTCGCGTCTTGGTGCTTTCATGGCGCGAACTTTATTAGCGCTGCTTATGTTTTCGCAAACAGCGTAACTACTGAATTCTTGCCGATAAAAAACAGCAGTGCTACTATCAGGAGTAGATACGGAAAGGTAGCTATCCATGAAGAAGTTTTCCTTAGGTGAATACCTCGCCAGTGAGGGCACACAGCAAAGGCTTGCCGACGCTTTGGGCATTCAGCAGAGCGCGGTTTCCCAGATGGTTCGTTCCGGTCGGAACATCGAGATCACCGTTCATTTAGACGGATCGATTGAGGCCAACGAGATTCGCCCAATCCCAGCGCGGCCCAAGCGCGCCGCCGCGTAATGAAGACATCCATGTCAGTGCTTTCCATGGGTTCCATCTTACGGACCGCCCAAGGTGGGATTAAGCCGCTGGGAATGGGTGGGGTTTTATCCAGTGGTTATCGCAAGGCGCAGACAAGCCGGGACTACGCGGCTATGGCTGATGCAGCAGGAGAATTGGCGCGGATGAGTACAGGAGAGCGGAGCAGATACAACAAAGCCCTGCAGGAGTACTACAGGGCTTTATCAGTGCGGGACTCGGTGGCACCCGAGAAACGCGAAGTAGAGCAACGGACGGAGCAAGTATGAGCAACGTAACCCAACTACGCAATACCGGGGGGTTTACCCGGATGGACAACGATCTGTACGAAGCCCTTATTGGTGCTGACCTATCTGGCAGGGAGCTGCGTGTTGCCCTGGCGATCCATAGATTCACCGCCGGCTATAACGTTCCCACCGCACGCATTCCGGCTGCAACCATTGCAAGCCTGTCTGGCATTGCTCGTGAGAACGTGTCGCGCATCATCGGTGAGTTGATCCGTCAGCGCGTCATTTACCGTGCTGGTGGAAGCAAGGCACCGATCGGCATTTGCCCATCGAGTGAGTGGAAAATTGACCTCAAAAACGAGGACAAGAAGGGTTCTGTCAAAACGACACAGAGTGTTAAACACGACACGTCCTTAGTGTCATTTCAGACACACATTAAAGACAGTAAAGACAATCTAGCTTCTTCGAAGCTTGTCGACGCTGCCGCTTCGACCCCCTCGGTGGATGAGCCAGAAGCACAAACCCAAGCCACCCCCGATCCTGTTCAACCCGCTTCTCCCAAAGCCGAGCGCATCCCGTACGCCAAGGTCATGGAGATATACAACCGGGTCTGCGGCTCCAAGCTTCCGGGCTGCATCAAGCTCAATCCCAAGCGTCAGCGCCAGATCAAGGCCTGCTGGGACATGGAGATCGACGGGGCGTACCCGTTCCGCCGTGGTGAGTTCTGGGAAGCCTACTTCGCCCAGTGCCTGACCAACTCGCATTGGATCGGCCAGAACGACCGCGGCTGGACTGCTGACATTGAGTTTCTGACCCGACAGGACAAAGTGCTGAAAGTTCTGGAGGCTGTGTGATGAGCAGCCGTCCCCTGATTTCAGACGAAGCAGAGACTGGCGCACTCGGCGCCCTGATGCACGAGCCGGAGCTGTGTGAAACCGTTGGCGCCTTCCTGGCTCCGACCGACTTTGCGCACGAAGATCACCAAGCGCTGTACTCGATGATCCTGGCAGCTCACTCGAAGAAGCAGCGCCCGGACAGCATCACGCTTTCGGAGATCCGTTCCGAGCTGCCTAGCGGCGAGATGACCATCGTTTACGCCTCGGACATCATGCGCAACGTGCCGAGCGCGGCCAATGGCGTGCACTACGGGCGCATCGTCGTCGAGCGCGCCCGGGCTCGAAAGCTGTACGAGGCCGGCCAGCAGATCATGGAGCTGGCCCAGCAGGCCGGCAACCTGGCCGAGCAGGTATCGACCGCGCAGCGCCTTGCGATGGACCTTGCCGTACACGAGGAGTCGCCGGACGTGGTGACCATCCGTGAAGCGCTTGGCGAAGTCTTCGTCGACATGCAGGACCGTATCGACGGCGTGCAGCAGATGGGCCTTAAGTTCGGCCTTAGCGATCTGGACGACATCATCAACGGCGTTCGCCCGGGGAACTTGGCGATCATTGCTGGGCGCCCCGGTACCGGCAAGACCGTGTTGGGTACCGGCCTGGCTGACCAGATTGCGATCAAGGGGAAGGGCGGCGCACTGATATTTTCGCTGGAAATGGCGAAGAAGGAACTGGCAAAGCGTTCGCTGGCATCCATCTCGGGCGTGACCCAGAACTGGATTGAATCTGGCGAGGCCGTCATGGACGGTACCGCCAAGCTTCAGCTGGAAGCCGCCGTCGCCCGAATGGCAGAGGCAGACGTTCGCATCTGTGACAAGCCTGGGTTGACCTTCTCGCGCATCTGCTCCATCGCCCGCTTCGAGCATCGCGCCAAGCCGCTGAACCTGATCGTGTTGGATTACCTGAGTCTTATCGCCAGCGACCCGGCCGACCGGTACCAGAACCGCAACCAAGAACTCGGCGCATACACCCGGGGATTCAAGCGTCTGGCAAAAGAACTGGGCATCCCTGTCGTCGTGCTTGCCCAGCTCAACCGAAGCATTGAATCCCGCGCGGACAAGAAGCCGCAGATGAGCGACCTGCGCGACTCCGGCGAGATCGAGCAAGACGCCGACATCATCATCATGGCTCACCGTGACATGGACACCGAGCGCGGCCAGAACGGCATCACCGAGATGAACATCGTGAAGTGCCGCCACGCCAAGCCAGGCTTCTGCTTGCTCCAGTTCCAGGGTGCTTATGCCCGGTTCGTGTCGTGCGCACAGCAGCAGGATGAACCACAGGAAGAGCGCCGCCAGCCGGCCAGTTCGTCGCTCCGCTCGATGATGGGGAAGCGCTGATGAAAATGCTAACCGAACAGCAACTCCTATCACTCCTACGCAAGGCCTACACCATGGGATGGCGCAACGGCCACCTCGACACCATAGGCCAGTACGAGCAGGTGAACCTCGACGCTGAGCTGGCGAAGTTGATCCACGCCGATATGGGTGGGTATGACAGTAAGGGAGGGAAGGTCGATGGCTAGCCCAACTTTCCCCCTGCGCAACGAGATGGACCGCCAGCGCGCCATCGCCTGCATCCAGAAAGTCGACCTCGACGCTGGCTACGTCTGGACCATGCGCGAGGAGGTTCGCAGCGATCAGCAGAATCGCCGCATGTGGGCCATGTTGCGCGACATCTCCCGTCAGGTTGAGTGGCACGGCCAGAAGCTGAAAGATGAGGACTGGAAGCACATTTTCAGCGCCTCGGTCGAGCAGCAGCGCGCCGTCCCCGGCCTGAATGGCGGCTTCGTCGTCCTCGGTATCTCCACCCGCAAGCAGAGCAAGAAGTGGTTCAACGACATGTTCGAGGTGATGGAAGCCTTCGCGGCAGAGCAGGGCGTGAAGTTCACCACGGCTGATCATTGGGGAATCGCAGCATGACCCTGACAGCCAAGGCGATACGCCCGAAGAAATGCCGTAACTCGGCATGCCGTGCTGACTTCATCCCGGCCCGCCCGCTGCAGACCGCATGCAGTGTCGCCTGTGCCATTGCGCTGACCCAGACCCAGAAGGCCAGGGCATCACGCGACCAGGCGAAGCAGGAGCGAGCAGCACGCCGCGCCGCCCGCGAGCGGATCAAGACCAAGCGCGACTACATGCGTGAGACGCAGGCCGCGTTCAACGAGTGGATTCGTGAACGCGACAGGGACCTGCCGTGCATTAGCTGCGGGCGGTTCCATCAGGGCCAATGGCACGCGGGGCACTACAGGACAGTAGGGGCGAACCCCGAACTGCGGTTCAACCCGCTCAACGTCCACAAGCAATGCGCCCCCTGCAACAACCACAAGTCCGGCGACATCGTGAACTACCGCATCAACCTCGTTCAGCGTATTGGCGCCGACCAGGTTGAGTGGCTGGAAGGCCCCCATGAGCCGCAGCGCTACACCATCGACGAACTGAAGGCGATGAAGGCCTCGTTCCGCGCAATGACCCGAAGCCTCAGGAAGGAAGCAGCATGACCGGCCACATCATCAGGAATACAGGCTCCACCGTGACCATCGAATTTCCCTCAGGAGAGCGCGTAGAGGCGGAATCGGTGGTCGCCGCGCTGGACATGATGGAGCAAAGCAGAAACGCCGGCCCGCAGATCAAGTGCCCTGAATGCCATCCGGAGAACTGCCCATGCGTGCCGAGGTGATCTGTGGTGAGTGCTGGATCGAATTTGGCGGCATTGACTGCCGATGCGCGGATGCTGATCGAAGCGGACAAGACAGCGTGCTTGATCCGGTGGAAGTGCCAGGGGCTGAAGGGCGAGGAGCGGAATCGGAAGGGCAAGGAATTGCTCTCAACCGTGCCTGTGAGTGCGCGGGATGCTGTTTTGGAAGCGTTGAAAGCCAGGGCGGCCAGATAGAACAGAAGTCGGAGGCAGTATGATCTACACCAGTACCCGCGCAGCTATCGTTTCGGCCCTCGCAGTCGAAGCCATCGATAACACCAGCAAGCAGGCTTGGCAGAAACTTTACCAGCCGGGGGAGGAAGGCGGAGATCTGGCGACTCTGTTCTCTCGAGCGGATGCAAGCCTGGGCCGTGTTGATGTTGACTGCTGGGTTCATGCCCGACTGCATAGCTGCCTGAAGCCGCGTCACTGGGATGCCCTGGTTTCCAAATACAGCACGCACCGCGAGCGCAAGAAGGATGCGATCCAGGCGCTGATCCCGCTGATCGCCACCCCGGCGCCTAAGCAGTTTCTCGGCATGGCCGTTTACACCTGGGCCATTCCAAAGCTGGCGGGAGTGGAAGGTAAGCGCTCCACCGATCTAATCGTTCTGGATGCCTGGTTCTATGACATGAACAACTGGGGAGACGGTGGCCGGCCGGAACAGACACGGCGCCGTTGGAGGCTGGCGATTCGCTCGGTGCTGGACGAAATGGTCAAGGAAGCGGAAGCCGAGGCGGAGGCCATTCTGTTAGCGGAAGGGCTGTTGCTGGATTACGCGGCATAGCCTATTGCAATCACTGAGCGAATGAGCGAATATTTCCCCATCTTGCCGATCTTGCGAATTTAGAGATCGAGCACACAGAAGCCCTGGCATTAAGCCGGGGCTTTTTCGTTTCTGGCTCTCACTGCCGATCCGTAGGGAAGCGGCTTATCAGCCAACCCGGCACGCTGTAGAGCCACTTATTCACGATTTGCCCTCACGCGGGGCCATAACTCCGCCGGAGCGCAAATGTTTGAAGCATTGCCCACAGACCTCAAAGGGTGGCTTGGATGGGCTGCGGCTGCCTTGGTTACCGCGATCATCTACTTCCCGAAGGTCTGGGGAGAACAGCGCGGCGAAAGCCGAGAAATAGACCGACTATCGGCAGCATTAGCCGAAGAGCGCACCGGCAGAAAGGAAGCTGAAGCCAAGAATCAGGAAATGATGCTGCGCTTCTTTGAGCAGAACGCCCTAAATGCGAGGCTCGAAGAGCAGATGAAGCACCTGGCCGAACAGAACGAAGAACTCAAGCGGGAGATTGCAGAGCTGCGGTCCGCCATGAACGAGGTGCGCGGCCATGCCTGACTCCATGTCGAGAGAAACCCCCAAGGTGAAACGCGCCTGGGACAACCACGGCAGCTGGATTCTGCTAGTTGTTATCGGTGTGTCCTGCTTCATGGCTGGCTCGCAATTCAACGCAGCCAGCACCGGCAAGACCGTTCAAATCCTCGTTGAGTCGTACGAGCGTCAGGACGCCACCCGGCAGGCGCGTATTCGCGAACTGAACGACGAAAACCTGCGGCTCACACGCCAGATAGCCGACAAGGCCAGCACCGCCGTGACCAAAGCCGAAGAAGCCGCGCAGAAGGCAACCGAGGCCGCCGAGGCGATCAAGAAATCCCAGCAATAACCCAACATGCCCAGCCAAGCAGTAGGGCCACATGGAGACCAACATGCCTACTGCACAAGAACTGCTCGACCAGCTCACCGGACAGATCGCCGATAGCGTTCGTGAAAAGGTGATGGAAGAAATCGCCCCGCAGATCGAATCGCTCAAGACGGCGATCGAGCGGCTGAGTGCGAATGATCCGGTCACTGAGCAGCCTGAGACGCCCGCTGTCACCGCACAGATCACCGACACCACCAGTGGTGAATGGAACAAGGGAGTCAGCACGCAAACAGCCCGATTCCTACTGAAGGACACTCCGCTCAACCGGGCCGCGTTCGTCAAAGGCGCGAAAGTACGGTTGGGCGACGGTTCAACCCGGACGATCACCAGTGCGACGGCCCAGTACAACGCCATGTTCGTCGCGGTCGATGGACAGATGCTCAATCCGGAACAGGTCGGTCATCCGAATAAGGTTGCCATTGCCGAGCCTGGCGAAGAGGTCGAGGAAGAGCCTGAGCCGGCGAAGGAGCCGCAGCCATCTACAGGCAAAGGGCAGATCGGCTTCAACATCGGTATGGGCGCAGGCGGTGATTCCGTGCTGCCCGGCAAGGAGAACACCAATTTCCGCCTACCGGTCGAGAGCGAGATTCAGCGTGCCGTTGGCTATGGCGTTCGCCGATTCCGGATAGGCTCGCTATGGGAGCGCAATATAAAGCCCGGTGGCCGCTCCCAGCTGTACGAAGACCACATCGAGCGCATCATCGAAGTCGGCCGGCTGTGCAAGAAGCACGGCGCCACCGTGATGTGGGACCTGTTCCATAACTATGGCGGGTACTCCAACACCGGTAGCAGCAAAGACCGCAAGAAGGTCGGCGATCCGGGCGGCCCGAGCATTGAGCTATTCGCCAATGACTACAAAGCCATTATCGAGCGAATGAAGGCTGATCCGGATTGCTGGGATGCCACCTTCGGTTTCGACATAATGAATGAGTGGGTCGGCGTGGATTACCCGACCGTGTTCCAGGCATCCCAAAGATTCCTCGACGTCTGCGCCCCGCTGATGGATGACAAGAAAGCCATCTTCGAAGGGATCAACTACAGCTCGACCGTCCATTGGGTAAAAAACAACCCCGACTTCTACAAGCTGAAGGACCCGCGCGGCTCCCTGGCTGAGTTCGCCGAGTTCTCCGGCCATTTGTACTTGGATCACGCAGCCAGTGGCTTCTACAAGCAGGGCGATAGCGTCTCCGCCGCGGACGCCAAAGCCGGGATTACGCCTGAGAACATCGGGGTCAAGCGCATCCAGGGCTTCGCGAACTGGCTCAAGCAGCACGGGATGAAGGGAAACATTGGCGAGAACATCGTCTCGGGCAATCTCCCGAACCTGCTCAAGGGCGAGGCTGCCTTGCTGGACTTCTGCATCGCCAACGACATCGACGTGTACATCTTCGGGATGGGCGACTGGTTCGGTAGCAACCCGCACAACGTTGAGATACCGGAGAACAAGCCGATGCTCGTGCTGATTCTGGATCGGGTGAGCTAATGGCCTGCGCCGCATGTGAACGACGGCGTGAGTGGCTGAAGAAATGGGCAAAGGTGGCATATGACCGAGCGCGCGGAATCGTTACTGACCCAGATACTGGAAGAGCAGCGCAAGACGAACCAGCTGCTACTGATGCTGGTGGAAGCGCTGGGCGAAGAAGCCGAGCAGGATGAAGAGCCGAGCACCTACATGGACGGCTCTAAGGTGATCTGATGGCCAAGCTGAAGATGCACAAGCCGCATCAGCTTAAGATGGCTGACACCCAGCCAGTCAAGGTGGCAGTGGTAGCTGATAGGCGCATCACTGGGCGCAGGCTGCAGGCTCGCCGCTATGCGGTATGGTTGCGTGATCCAACGTGTGCGATGTGCGGGCGTGTCGTCGCCTATCCATCAGGCTTCGAGCTAGACCACGTTGTTCCGCTCTTCATGGGTGGCGAGGATGTGGAGGAGAACTGCCAGGTGCTGTGCGTGCACGTCGAGATGATCGATGGCCAGCGAGTCAAGACTGGATGCCACGTCAGCAAGAGCGCGCTGGAGCAGTAGCCGCCCTGCCCTACTCCGGGGAGGGGGTGGGTGAAAAGTCCAGAAGGCTCCGATGCAGGAAACCGCGCACTCACTCATTTAGAGATTAAATCCCGCTTAACGAGGATCGTTAAGCGGGATTTAATCTCTAAATGAG